TAAAAGCATTGGTGAAGTAACTCTATGACCAACGATTAACTTCTCAAAACATTCAGTACTTAAATACTGATAATGTGCCGGTGCTTCGTTTAATGGAATATCATCAACTGTAGTTTTGTTCTCTGCACTTGCGTTAAAAGATACAATTACTTTGTCACCTTTTGAACCTGTTAATTTACGTTTAACTTCGTTTGCTACTTCTTGACGTTTTTCTTCAGGTGGAATGTTATTGTTAAAGTTAATTACTTTTGTACCACTAAAACCATTCATTACATCGTTGATCAAGTAATCGGAAATTTCTTGCTCTAAAGTTGCGTATGGTAAAGCACCCGAATAATCTATCGGAGTATAGTAGTGATAACCCGAAACGTATGGTTTAATAACGTATAATTCAACTTCTTTTCCGTTACCAAATTTAAAAGCAGGTATGCGTTTTAATACGTCACCTTTTCTGTAATTTGACCAATCGTGATGATAAAACCACGCTTCAATTTCACCTTTATCGTTACATTTTTCTGCTCTTAACGTGTGCATTGGAAAATGTTCAACTGATTTAACTTTACCATTCAAGTAAATAACCTGCATTGCAGCCATTCCAAGTAACTTACGTTCTAAAGCAACTTTACGCAAACAATCCTTTTTTATAATAGACATCATTTGTGCGTATTCGTTTGGCTTACGATTTGAATCAGTAGCATCGATTCCTTTTCCATAAATCATATTAGCAACACCTGTTATAATAGCGTGATTTGTATTTGAGTACAAAAATCTATCAATAAGGTATTGAAAATAGTTGTTATCTACGCCGTATTCAACGAACTCTTTGTTTTTAGATTCAGTTATAGTTGGAGAATTATAAGCGCTTAAACTTAAAATGTGTACGTTATCCATAAATTATAAATTCATTATCTGAAGTTCTTTGCGTGTAAACGTTTTTGTTTATACTAAATTCTTCAATTATTTGGTTTGTGCAAAATATTTTGTCTCTATAAACTACATCAGTGCCATTTAAAATAGTCAAATTGTAGAATTTGTTTTCTATTATCGGAAATACCAAATTAGTAACTGCGTAATATTTATCAATCGAAAATACGCACCCGATAGTTTCTTCTGTATTTGCTTCTTCATCTCTTAAAACAATAGCATCAGCTTCTAAACCATCAATCGTAGCGTAAAGATTTTGTGCCGTTGCTTGTTCTTTTAAAATTATCATTCTTTTTATTTAAAAATAAATAATGTGTTGAATTGTTAAAACAAAAAAAGGGTAACTAAAAAGCTACCCTTAATTAAATTTAAAGTTGATTATTAAGAACCAACAACTACTGTAAATCCTGCAGCAGTTAACGTGTCACCAATAAAGTTAGCAGGTACTTGTTCTTGTCCTGTTAGCGTTAATGTGTAACCACTTAAATCACCCATAGCACCACCGGTTACGATAGTACCACCTGTAACATCCATTCCGTGGTCTAAACCTGCATAGAAGAAATTTCCGTTGTTATCTTCTACGATAACTTGTGGACGCCCGTAAGCCATTAATTTCAATTCTTTGTGGTCTTTAACTGTTAACTTTTTGAAAGTCAACTCTAATACTTGCTCGAAAAATGTTGTACCATTCTCACGTGAGCTATTTACGTTTTGTGTAAATGTAGAAGCACCTTTTAAATCGTATTTGTAAGCAGTTGGAGTTCCTAATACTGCATCGATTACGTCGGTATTTGTAGCATCGTAAGTATAACCTGTTGCGTCTCCGTAATTAACGAAATAAACCGCTTTTAAGCCACCTACTGAATCTTTACATACTTCTAATCTTCCACTTGATAAATCACAAGCCATATATGTATATTTTTATTAGTTAATTAAAAAAAAGGGTGGCGTTTATTTCACCACCCCTTTGAAGATTATTTGCTTAAAATTAAGCAGGAGTGTAAAGAACGATGTCAGAACCAATTCCGTATTGAACACCTGCAGTAAACCTCATTACTACTCTTACATTTTGAGACCCGTCGATGTCAGCCATATCAATCACTTTCACTTCGTTATGGTCAGATAATAAACCTGTTCCGAAATATAAGTTAGATTTTTCAGCAGCCATCATATAGTTGTTAGCCAATCCGTTTGCAACAAATATTTTAACTCCGTCAAAAGTTAAACTTCCGTTGTTAAACCATTGTGTACCCATTGTGTTAGTACCATTAGCACCTAAACCTGAAGCAGCAAAACCACCTAAAGCACGAACGTAAGCACGAGCAACGTTTTGAGATACATAGATATATAAATCTTCTTTTCCGTATAAAGCAGCAGGAATAGCATCAACTACTTTTCCTAATTCAGCAATAACGTTAGCAGCAGTTACAGCAGTACCAACTACGTCGATAACAGTTGCATCAGCAGTAGCTAAAGTAACGAATCCGTCAAATTGACCTGCAGTAGCAGTAGCACCTCTCCAAATTGATACTTCGTTGTTTTGAGCAGCTTTAGCAGCAACGTGCGCTAATAAGAAATCTTGAAAAGAAGGTGGCATTGAATCGAATGCAGAATATCCCATTTCAATCGCTTCCCAATCTGAACGGAAATCTTTTTTACAAAGTTGTAAATTGATTTGGAATTCCTCAGGAGTGATGATTCTTTCAGTTAAAGTAACTGTAGAAGTTGCATCGAAATCACAAGTAGCATCTTTAACTAAATCGTTAGTTGCTAATTTTTTAATTACTTCTTTGAAAGCAATGTTTGGTTTTACTTCAATACCACCGTTTTCGATAGTAGAGGCAGACAATAAAGCAGCAGAAATATATTTCCCTGCAAACTGACCTGCATAAGTAGTTGTAATAGAAGTTGTAGTCGCCATTTTTTAATTATTTAAAGTTTGAAATTTTGTTTAATACAGAATCAAAAGTTGTTTTGGTTCTATTTTGTGAAAAAGTATGTAACTCTCTTTTAGTTGTAGCTTCAGGATTGTGTGTTAAAGGCTCAGCAGATAATTCTACTTCTTTAACTTCAACTTTAGCTAATTTTAATTCTTCGATTTCTTTTCTTAAAGATTCGATTTCAGCAAAGAACATTTCTTTAGTAACTGATTCAATTACTCTTTTAGGTTCTTTTACTTCGGCCATTTCTTGCTCTACTTCAACTTCTACTTCAGCAGGTGCTTCTTCAGCAACCGGTGCTTCCATTTCTTTGATTTCAGCAATAATACCTTCTTCGGCTACGATTAAAATCATACCATCTTCTAACTTATATTCTCCAACAGGTAAAGCAATTCTATCTTCTTCGTTTACGATGAAAACACTTGCACCTGCTTCAAATACTTCAGCTTCGATAATAGTACCATTCTCTAAAGCCATTTGAGCAAGTTTTACTTCCATTCCCAATAAGGTTTTGATTTGGTTAATTACGTTCGACATTATTTATTTATTTTGATTAAAATCTTTTTGCGTATTCAGCTGATTCAGTCGCCATTTTAGCAACATCAGTTTTCCATTCTTCCCAAGCATTCATAGTGTTTCTTGCATCTTGAACAACAGGTGTATTAGAAGCGTCTAAACCTAATTCTTTTGCAGCTGCTTCAATCTCTTTAATCATTGACCATAAATTAGCAGATAAAGGCATTCCTGATTTTGCGTTAGATGAAAATTCATTAAACTTTTTACCTAAAGCAGATGCTTCACTTTTTAATTTATCTAATTGGTCTTGGTATTTTTGACCTGCTGCTAAATCTTTAGTTACTTTAGCTGATGCAGCTTGTAAATCTTTTAAATTAGCTAACTCAACTTTTTGTGTAGCAAGTTCAGTTTTGAATAATTTGTTGCCTACGGATTTTAACGTACTCATTCGTTTTTTGTTTTAAAATTAATATTATAAAGTTTTGTTATATTTTTAACAATTAGTTACTAACTCTTACGATAGTTCTTGGCTCGTTAACATTGTTAATTAATGATTCACCACCTTGTGAAAGTGTAGCACCAATTCCTTGATTTTGTAAATCACCATTGCAACATTCTTTACTGTAGGTACTGTCCGCACATAGACAACCTCTGTTTCCGCCCTTTGGGCTTGTTCTGCTTTTAGTTTGTTTGCTCATATTAGTATTTATTGTTTTGTGTTCTTTGAATAAAATATATTACATCGTGTATATTTCCTGAATGACTTGCTTTGATTTTAACGCTTAAACCATTTGTTACTACGTCTGAATCAGCATAGTATTGAAAAGTTTTTGCGTAGGTATGTTCAACGTTGTTTCCTTTTGGAAAAGTAATTGTATCACGTACCCTATCGTAAGGCGTTCCATTGCCACCTTCAAGATAAATATCAACGTGTCCGTTTGCGTTGCTTATTTGTGCTTTAAATGCTATTGTAACTATATATACATCGTTTTCAAACTCTGCTCTTAATTTATTTCCTGAATAATAATCTATTGCAGAATTTATATTTGTGTCAATTACAAAACCTTTATTGTTTGGAACTGTAAAAGCAGTTGTAGTAAAAGTAAAAGGTGAAGCATTTGTATATTGTGTATCATCATATCTTGCCCAACCTAAACCCATATTTCCCGATTGAGGTGGATATACTCTAACTTGTTCGCCATTAAAACCCATAAATAATGCTTCATCGGTTACAAGCATAGCACCTTGTTCGATATTTACATTATCGACTTCGGTTTGAGTTGTTTCTTGAACGTGAACTTTATAAGCGGTATTATTCGTTGTAGCCATTAAACGTTATTTAAAATTTGTTTAATTTTTTCAATTAGTTCTTCTTCTTCAGTAAGTACTTTGCTTAATTCTTTTTTCTTTTCTAATTGGTCAGCAAAATGTCCTTCTAAACTAAAACCTTTTACCTTGCCTGTTTTAACGTAGTCGTTCCAAATTTCGTCATTGTCTACTTTTATACTTGCCATCCAAGTACCAAGCGGAACATTTAAATTATATAACGCACTTTTATCTTTAGTTAAATCTTCAACTATCCAAGATTCAACAACTGTTAAACCTTCAATAACTTTTGAATGCTCTAATGTTGAATTGCCTTGATTGCCATTCTTTAAAAACAATTGAGACGCTTTTACAACAGTATCTTTTGAAAAATATATATAGTATTCATCTTCGCCATTTCTTCGGTAAATTGGCTTTTCAGGAATTAAAACCGCACCCATTAAAATACGTTTCTCTTTATTTATTTCAGCAAGTTTAATTTCTTCAGATTTTAACGCTACAAAATCGGATTCAATAGCAGGTGATTCAACTACGCTAATAGCTTCTACACCTTGCATTTCTTCTTT